ATTAGAGAAGCGATTCTAAGTTCAGCCGAAGTAGGTTCTTTTTGTTTATAAGAAGACTTAGTTGTTTTACCTTCTTTCTGTCGTTTTCTAATAGAATCAACCAAGTTTTCTTTTTTTGTAATAACAGGAGGAGGTCTTTCTTTTTTCTTTGGTTCAACAGAAGAGACCTTGTCTAGTGGAGGTATAACCTGTTCCTCAGCTTTAGGTTTAGGATTAGCTTTAGGTTTAGGTTCAGCTTTAGGTTTAGGATTAGCTTTAGGTTTAGGTTCAGCTTTAGGTTTAGTTTTACGTTCTGTTCTTTTTTCAGGTTGCTGGGCGTTTCCAATAAGAAATTGAAGAAGTTCTGCCTTTTTCAATTTTGGCGGTTTCAATCCAAGTTTTCGTATGAGTTCCTTAATTTTTGAAACAGTAAGAGAAACACTAAAACCTTGAAAATCCGTATCATCGTCGCTTATAGGCGTATTAGACAAACGAACAAGTCTATCATCACTTTTAGAAGTTGAAATATAAAACCCACCTTTATAGTCCATATATATAACAATTTAGATTTTTTTAAAAACTATCGATAATAAATATATAGATGTCTCAGTTGATTAGACCGTTGAATGACTCTAGAAGTGATTACACCTATTTTGATATCAGTTCATACAATGCAAGTGAAACCGAGCAACCAGGAGCTTCGTTCAGATATACCGAAGACCGCAGTTCGCCCTTTCTTGACGGACCTCCAGAGGCGTACGATATGAGCATCATCCGCTTCAGTATTGATACGGATAGTCCAGTGTTCATTCCGCAGATTGTATCCAATCAACCAGACCGAGACAAAACCGCCTATGTGATGTCTATTGAGTCGCTTGAAGGAGGAGTCTACGTGAAATATTCGCAACCTCTCCAATGGATCGCCGAAAACCAATCCGTCCAAGCACCAACCCCTCCTGACCAAAATATCAGCAAGGAGGCAGATTATAGCAGTGGATATTATGATTGTTCAAGTTATAATTATTTGATGTTACTTTTGACTGTAACAGCCCAACAATTGATGGCGCAACTTGCCGTTCCAGAGCAGAACCCCGTTTTCAAGTGGAACGAAGCAGATGATACGATGACTATTTTATTTCCTGTAACATTCACAGAGTCGGTTAGTATTGGCGGAGGAGGAGAGCCCGTGTTTTCCCAACCCCAGTTTAAACTCTATTTTAATATTCCTCTTTTTCAACTCTTTAATACGTTGCCCTCTATCTTCAAGGGATACAATCAATCGTTTGGTGTGACCCCAGAGTTCAATTACTATATTCCTTCTAAAAATATTCTGGATACGAACCGATATGTGACAAGTGGTGGAGAGATTTATTTTGAAACAAAGCAAGAAAGCACGACTGGGGCTATTTTGTCTCCGTTTAGTTGTTTGGTATTTACGAGTAATACACTTCCAATTATTGCGTCCAATGTGTCGCCCCCTCAGCGTTTTGTGAATGGTAGACTAATAGTGCAAGGAAGCGGAAATGACACGCAGAATATTATCACGGATATACGGACATCTAGTAATGTGTATTCTCCAAATGTTTTGTATGAACCTGCTTCTGAATATCGTTGGATATCCTTAATGGGTAATACGAAACTCTACAAGTTAGATATTCAAGTCTATTATAGATTAAAAACGGGGAACCTCTACCCTGTTCGTTTGAAGAATGGTTCCAATTTTAATATGAAAATCGTGTTTCGTAAAAAATAGACTTAGAGATATATGCTATACTATAGTATGCCCTTGTATGCGACTGATTACTCCAAAACAATCATTTATCATTTCGTCTGTAAAGATGCAACGATAACGAATAGTTATGTTGGAAGCACGACCAGTTTTACCGACCGTAAAAGACAGCATAAATCAAGCTGTAATGGGAGACATAAAGATTGTCTCAAATACAAAGTGATTAACGAAAATGGCGGATGGGAGAACTGGGATATGGTTCCTTTAGAAGAGTTCCCTTGTGAAAATAATATTCAGGCACGGATCCGTGAGCAATACTGGATAAATGAGCTTCAAAGTGGTATGAACTCTTGGAGAGCCTACCGAACAGAAGAAGAAAGAATAACTCAAAAAAAAGAAAATAACCTAAAACATCGTGACAGATACCAAAAAGCGAGTAACCTTAAATATAAGACAGATGCGTTACATCGTCATAAACGGCTTGTTGTTGAAAAAGACCGATATCAAAAAAAGAAGGATGAACTTTTGCCTCAAAAGAAGGAAGACTACAAAAAAAAAAAAGATGAATTGAATGAAAAACGAAGGAATATATCTCAAGAAGAAAAAGATAAGAGAAACGCTTCTAATAGATGGAATGCTTGGATAAAAAAACCATACGAGTCTATTCTATTTCAATCCTTTATTCAGAAACTATTAAAATAGATATGTAAAATTATCGATAGATAAAGTATTATGTCAGGTTACCCAAGTTTTCGGACGTATAAAGTAATTGACCCCGTGATTGGAGATATTTCAAGCGACACTGACTATGGCGTCATTTCAGGACCTGCGCAAAAAACTTATGTCGCAACCACTGCAAACAGCAGGTCAAACTCTACGATTAGCTTCGTCGGAAATATCCCTTCACAAAATACAATGGTTGACCGTCAGGTTTTGCTACAAGTTCCTATGCAATTTCGTGTGACGTATCAAGTTCCAACTGCAGGAGACCCAGTTGAATTCAATTATGGCAATAACGATGCTTTCCAATGTTTCCCTATGGCTTCTATCATGACTTCCCTTCAAGCAACAATCAACAATACAACCGTAAGTAATGAAATGAATTACTCTCTCCCAGCTCTTCTCAAAACGAACGATGTAGATGGCCTTATGCGTTACAACAGCATGTCTCCTTCTCTCCCCGACCAAGCCTATTTTTTGTATAAAGATGGTTCAAATGCTAGTAATAATCCTTTGGGAGGTTATGGTAATTGTGGGTTAAACGCAAATCTTGCTCCTCGTGGTGCTTTCCCTGTGAAAATTACCCGAGTGAAGAAGAGTGTAGCAGGTGTAGTATATGCTGACCCAGCTGAACAGGCGAGTAATGTTGCGATTGCAGATAATGATTTTTTTATTTATACTATTCAGGCAGTTGTTACAGAGCCTGTTTTCTGTTCGCCCTTTATCTGGTCGGGTCTTCACGATAGTCAGAGCCAGGCTTTTTTGGGTATTAACACGATTTCGCTAAACATTAATGTAGATACTCAGTATCGTCGTCTTTGGAGTTCTGGTTCCACACTTCGTAGTGAGGGAGGCCAGTATGTTGGTATCCAGGCAGGAACTGAAACCGACAGTAATTTCTTTGGGGGTTCAGGTTATTCTACGGTGGGGCAGAAGAGTGAATTCCCCACTTTGCTTATGAATTACATGACTTCGCAACCTTCTCAGATTCTTGATGTTCGCAACGTAATCCCTTATATGTCTATGGAGTCCAAAATCACAACCAAAAGTGGAGCTGTTCCGGCGTTCCCTGTGGATGGGTCTGTTCCGCAGACGGTTTCCGTATCATCTTCTACTTTTACTCTCAATCAAGTACCAGACCAAGTTCTTGTTTATTGCCAAAAGAAATGGTCCAGCAAAACGGCTGTGGATTCAACATCCTTTTTAGCTATGAAACAAATTAATGTGAACTTTAACAATCAAGCTGGTCTTCTTTCGTCCGCTGCTCCTGAAGACTTGTGGCGTATGTCGGCAAAGAATGCGAGTAATCAAAATTGGCTTCAGTTCGTAGGCTGTTCAAGTATTACCGCTCAAGGAGTGTCTAAACTTATTGGAACGACTGGTAGTATGCTTGTCCTATCTCCTGCACTTGACCTCTCTCTTCCTGATTTCCTTTCTGCTGGGTCTCTTGGTCAGTTCCAGTTCCAGATTGATGTCCAAGTCATGAATCAGGGAAAAGCCCTTGTAGAAGGAGACCTTGAACTCGTGTGCCTCTTTGTTAACTCGGGTATTATGCAGACCGAAGCTGGTATGTCTTCCCTTTATACCGGTCTTCTTGATAAGAGTCTTGTGCTTGATACGAAAGACCAGTCCGAGGGCATTAAGTATGCCAATCGTGTGATTGGCGGTGGGATGGCAGAGCGTGGTATGTCGGTCAAGAGACGACACTTGATGGGACGAATGGGTGAGAAAATGGCACAAGCGGTATCAAAAGGGAAAAGTAAACTAGAAAGTCTCTTTTAAAATATTATCTAAACTATTAATATATGAGTGCGATAAGTTATGACATTCCATACAACGCCCGAGTTCGTGCGATGACTGCTTCCCAGCTCAAACGCAAAATCGCATCACAGCCTCAATTGGAACATTATGAAATCCCTTCGGTTCATCGTTCCCAAAGTAAAATGCTTTTCAAGGATAGAACCAAAGTTATTCCAGACCTTAGTCAAATGAGTGGCGGAATGCGTGTTTTGTCTGATGGTTCCGCAGACCAGAATATGTGTGGTGGTTCGTTGTGTAAAAATTGTATGTCGGGAGGACGGGACACTAGTTCGGGGGGAGGACGGGACACTAGTTCGGGGGGTGGAATGAAGGGACGAAAAATGGGAGGAAAAATGATTGGACTACCAAAGCCACGTAACATTAAAGGAGAGGGATTTTTTGGCGACTTGAAGCGAGACCTCACTCATCCTAAAGCTACGCTAAAGGGATTGACAAAAGGTAAAACATACGTGGAAGCATTAAAGAAATCAGGACAGATTTTAGAGGGTGCTCTTCCCTATGGAGCGGCGGCTATGGCAGGATTAGAAACCGGTAGTCCAGCGGCGGCAATCGGTGCGTTCAAAGGTACGAAATCACAAATGAAGGAAGCAAAAGAACTTATTGGGTCAGGTGTTGGAGATAAACGAAAACAGCGTGGGTTGCTTGTATCTAAATTGATGAAAAAGCATGGTGTTTCTCTTGCTGAAGCGTCCAGGATGATTAAAAAAGAAGGTTTGTTATAAACTTTCTAATCATACATATATGGAGTTTCGTTATGTTCCCTTAGATGAACTAAATACCGCAAAGCGTAAAGTCGTAAAGCGAATGATTAAAAACGCTAAAAATGAACCACGATATGCTTTGACAACAGACCAAGCAATTGTGTATGACGAATATTTGAAAGAGTTGGTTGATTTAAATGATAAACTATATAATTTACAATTACAGATAGAGTCTGAAACTACACCAGCGTTTCGTGGAATATTTACAGATTTGACTGGATTGTTGTCCAAAACCAAACAATTGAATACGACAGACTACTCTTCAAGAGAGCTTTCTGATTTAGAAGAACAACGAGATAATTTACAGCAAAGAATCACAGGAATTAGCGAAAATACATCAAAATTAGTTTTTAATGTTAAAAGGGATACAAGACTCATTAATAATGAAAAAAAAAGATTGAGAATTCAACTTGAGCAAGAAGAATTGGCAAAATCTTCCCCAGGCAGACCCACAGTAGGAAAATCAAGATTGGATGAATTAGACCGAAAAAATCGTCTTTTGTCCCAAATCGCACAATTAGAAAAACGAGATAACCCGCTGGAGAGTCTAAGGGATAGTGACCTTAGAAAAATAATAGAAAAAATAGAAGAAGAAACAGAAAATCTTATTGATTTATTAACTCTTAAATTAGAACAACCACGTATGTCGGGGTCTGGTATCAGTTCAAGATTCCTTACCCCAGTTCACATTATGTGACCGCAACAAGAACAACGTATTCCTGCACCAACCATGGTTTCGCCTAATTCATCAAGAATATCCAAACGATGGGCTTTAATAGGGTCTGATATATAGGAGGTCGTGATATCTTTTTGTTCTTTAATTAAGTTTTTATACCAACTGGGGAATACGCCTAGAGCAGATATAGCATCCCCAGAAGAGCGGATAACATGCTCGTTTTTATAATATTCTCCTTTTGTCGCCGGGTTTATGGACACTATAGATTCGGTTGGCTTTGCTAAATCTCTTGCGTGTGTAGAACCCTGGCTATGCCCAAGGAATTCAAATGTATAACCCGAGTATTTTTTCCTCGCATTATCCACTATTTTTTTCGCATTCGTATATCTTGGGCTGATACGTTGTAAACCGCTTTTGGTCGCATACAATAAGTTATTAATCCAGTCTAACCCCGAACCAGTTCCGCGTATAGCGATTTTGACTTCTTTTTTGATTGGGTCAACATACGTCAAGACAGTATCGCTTGAAAGGGATTTGTCCAAAGTATAAGAACCGACATTTGCCTGTGGATTATCATAGGTTCCTTTCAATATAGTCTTAAGATAGTTAGCTTGAATTTTCCCTCCACGCATTATAAATAAGAATAGAAAAAATTGAGAAAAATATATAAATAACATAACTACTTAATGTAAACGGTTCCCTCTGAATAGCATGTAATCGGATAGGTCTTCTTAATAAACTTAGGTCTCCCATCCAAGGCAATCAATCGTTTGATGTCTTCTTTATCAAATCCATAATAGGTTTCTAATAGATAAGTCAAGTGCTTTTTAGAAGCGGTTAATGGGTAAAGAACTATAGTGTGTGCTTCAGATATAATATGTTTGGTCTTATGACCATCACAAAGGATATGACTGGTATAGAGAAGAGACACATTATTATGTCTTCCACAGTTTAAAATATCTGAAAGAAGGTTCAATAATTTCAAAGCAATCTTTTTATTTGTAATTGTATCCGTGTCATCATAGATAACCAAACTATCTTTGAAATCCTCTGCGGTTAAATCCATCGTCAAAAACTTATCGTCTTTAATCTTGATGCGTTTCAAATACTTTAACTTATCAAGAGTAGGGTCATCTGTCAAACTGCTAAATACATACACATTCCGCTTAGGGAATGCTTTATGGTATTGCTCTATGTATCTCTTACAAACATACGACTTACCAGAACCAGAAGCACCGCTAATATAAACAATCTCTCGTTCGGTATCCTTATCAATTGCTGGTAAGAAAATTTCATCTTTTTTTAATGTAATAGTCTGCTCTCCACTCTTATCATCAGAGACATAGATTGTTTTTTTTCCAATCTGACAAATAGGTTTACCAGAAGTATAGTTCAAACTCATTATAATAGAATTAGATTTTATAAAGTAATCTTATGAACTTTTATAAATATATTCGTATCCTCATTCATTTGTCTCAATAATAGTTCCATTAACGTTTTGATATTCTTCTGTATGGTTTTTGTAGTCCATTTATTCATATTAAAAAGAATATCCTTATCTATAGTTGGAATATTACCAAGTTTCTGTTTAATTAGTTGAATAAAACCTTCAAGCTTTGTAAAAGGAACTTTTTGTTTGTGTAATTGAGACAAAAGTTCTAACTCGTTACGACTTTGTGATAGAATACCAACTTCTCCATTAAAAAAAGGGGATATATGGTCTGTTTTTTTACCTTGTAAGTTAAGCATACTAAACTTACGTTTTAAAGCCTTAAACAAATTATCTTTTTTATATTCTTTCATTTCGCCTTTTAATTCATTTACTTTTTCTTTAACAGAAGTTGGTTTTATATTTGTCTCACCGTTCAATGTAATTAAATAATTTATGGTAGCATCTACGAAGCCATCATTTACCGGAATAATCATATCGCATTTAACAATACCATTTGCTTGAGACAAAGCATCCCCAAGAGTCATTCCATTCTTTACTCCTTTTATCAATTCCTTTTGTGTCCATCTATATTTTTTTTTATCAATTGTTATTTTAAACTCAGTAATAAAAGCATCTCCTAATTTGCTCACAGCATTTTGTATATATTTAGCAAGTTGGTCAGCGTTCAGGTCAGTTACAATACATTGAGTGTCAACATCAGCAGGAAAATGCATTCCTCTCAAGGCATTACTTCCAAGTAGTCGCAACTCACTCTTCGCACAAAAACGATTGAATTGTTCTGTGATTTTATTATTAAGTAAACCAGCACTTTTGCGTTCCATTATAAATAGAATAGATTTATATAAATTATCGATGGAGAGTATATATGAGTGTTGCTAATTCTCTAATTGACGTGGACGCTGCTGCAAATAACGCCGCCAAGATTGTTACCCTTACCGATCAGATTGCAGCCCTAACTGCTAGTGTGTCCGCTAATGCTGATCAGATTAGTTCGCTTGTTGCGGGAACAGCCCAAGCAGTAACCCAAGTTCCGATTGATGACACGGTTGGATTCCCATTCGTGAACGAGGAAACTCAAGACCTATATGATGATGCGGTCGTTCCTGGTAATTATGCCTTTAAAATTAGTGGAACATTTCAATCGTCGACTGGTAGTTCCAATACCGCAGTCCTTCTCCTTGAGAATACGTCAGCAGGTGCATCGTATAATGTTCAATTCTCAGAGGCTCTTAAGGTGAATACTTTATCCTATACTGGATTTTTGACGTATGCAAATGGTGGTTCTTTTCCTAAAATTAGTATCAAGTATAATACCGGAGATGCGTCGAACTGGGGATGGGCAAATGTTTCACTTGTGTTCTATCGTCTCTCGACTGCTCCTGCTCCTTAAGAATTACGGGAGAATTATGCCGCCCTATATAATCTAACATTAGATTATAATATATATATATCTAATATATGATTATAATATATATATATCTAATATATGATATAAATAACATTCTAATTTATAAATTAAGATGCTTTAAGTATCTTTTATTAGATTACTTCAAGTAAATATGTAATATATAGATTATTTATATTATATATCTACTATTAGATTATATAGGCGGCAAAATTCTCCTGTAATCATGGAAGTATTATACACGATTCTTTAAAAGTAATACTTCTCTTTCCAACTGGGCAACTCTTGTTATGGTCTCCTGTAATGCCTTGAGAAGATAAGGCGTAATACTTCCATAATCCACACCATAATAGTCTGGTTTCCCTTCTTCATCTTTCGGTTCTTCTACATAACCTTCTGGTTTCGTATGGGGTAAAGCTTCAAACAACTCTTGTGCTATAAAACCATAATCCTTTTTTTTAGAAGACTTCCAAACATATTCTCTTGGTTTCATTTTCAGAATAGTTGAGGTCATAGGACCCATGTCCACGATACTCTCTTTCAGCCTTCGGTCGCTGGATGTTTGATAAGCAACTGAGGATGAGGACGTACGAACAATCCGTCCAATCTCTCCAAGAGTTACCGCACTACGAAAAGACAGGGTTGTTCTATTATTGTCTCCTTGATTTGTTTTTGGAAAAAAACTCACGATACCTGTATTGACAAGAGAAAAAGAACCATTATTTATTACATC